CACCCTGCTGAAGGGTGTGGCGGCGAACGTGTACGCGGACTACGCGCCTGACGACCCGCCAAAGCCTTACGTGTTGTGGACCCAGATCGGTGGCAACGTCATCGACACCGTAGAGAACACGACACCGAACATGCGTTCCGCTTTCATTCAGGTCGATGTGTGGGGCGACACCAGAGCAGCGGTGAACACGCTGATGCTGCAGATAGAAAACGCGATGCATACAGCGTCGGTATTCACCGCACGTCCGCTGTCCGCGATGATCGCCCGCACGGATGAGGACACAGGATTGCGCGGTGCGTTGCAGACGTTCCGAATATGGGCCGCCAGATGAACCGGCGACTCACTTGCCCGAAAGGGCGCAATGGGTGCCACCGCGAGGTGGTTGAATCGCTGCCCGTTTGGGCTTTTTGGGAGTAACACATCATGGCATACGGTTTCCCTGAAGGCAGTGCCTTCTACTTCTCGCCGCTTTCTTCGTTCGCTTCGGCGGTCAACGTCACTGCGGTGACTAACGCCAACCCGGCAGTGGCTACTGCGGCGTCGCACGGCTACGTCGATGACGACATCGTGCTGTTCAACAGCGGGTGGGAAGACGCGACGGATGCGCTCTACAAGGTCGACATGACGGATGCGTCTACCTTCTCGTTCCTTGGTCTCGACACCAGCAACACGACGTTCTTCGCTGCTGGCGCCGGCACCGGCACGACGCAGAAGGTGACGACGTGGACTTCGATCCCGCAGGTGCTGACGATCGCCACGCAAGGTGGCGATGCACGCTTCACCACGATCAGCCCGCTGTCGCGTCGTAACGCGATCAACGTGCCGACTGGCTTCAACGCCACGACGATCACGCTGACGCTGGGCTATGACCCGACCAACGCCAACTACCAGACCATGCTCGGCATCAGCCGCGCACTGTCGAAGGTGGGCTTCAAGATGGCGCTGTCCGGTTCGGGCGTCACCTACGGTTTCGGCTACATGAGCGTGAGCGAGGTGCCGCAACTGAACGTGAACCAGCCGAATCAGGTAACCGCAGTGCTGACCCTGCTTGGCAAGGCACTGAGCTACTCCTCGTAATCGGGTCTCCTTGGGGGTGGGCTTCGGCTCACCCTTTCCTGCCGCGAACGTATGCGCGGCAGGCTTTTTCACAAGAACAACAGAGTCCGTAATTCCCATATACATAATCCCCACACAGGGGTCGACAGGCTGACAAACAGGAGCCACTTCAGATGGCGAAAACCAAGATCCAACTGGGCAAGAAACCAACGACGTTCAAACACAAGGTCGAAGTGCCGCTGCTTGATGGTGACATCGGCATCGGCGGGATGCTGTACCGCTATCGCACGCGCATCGAGTTCGGTGAGTTCCTCGACCAGTTGTTCGGCGATGCGCGAGTGAAGCTGGATTCGCCGAACGAGGAAGACGTTGCAGTGTCGTTGAAGGCGGCGCTGGAGAAGACGCGTGACACGAACGCGGACTACATCCTGCAGATCGCTGAAGGGTGGAACCTAGAGTCGGAGTTCAACCGCGAGAACGTCGCGCAGTTGTGCGATGAACTCCCGGGTGTGGCGCTGGCGATCATCAATGTCTATCGATCTGCTATCACGGAGGGCAGACTGGGAAACTGAGGTCAGCGGCCGCTGCGCTGTACGAACCTGATGTACCGCGCACTCCGTCCGCTGGTGGATTCGACATCGGACATCTGTACGAGAAGCAGGGTGTAGAAGTCTGGCCCGAGAACTGGAATGCGATTGAACTGTTCAGCAAGCTTGGCACGCAATGGCGGGTTGGTTTCTCCGGTCCAACCGGGCTCGACTACAGCGTGCTGTTTCGCCTGCTGGATGAAGCAGGGTTCTCGGGCCAGAGGTGGCGTGAGGTGTTCGAGGACATTCAGGTGCTTGAGGTCGAGGCACTGAGAGTGATGAGCGAGCGGCGCAATGGCTGAAGACAACAGCAAGGTCGTACTAGACGTTGAAGTCAACGGCGCGGGCGCCGTCGCGGGGGCGAACACCGTAAAGAATGCCATGAAGGACATGGCGGACGGTGTCAAGAATTCTGCCAATCAGGCTGGCGCCGCGCTCGATGACATGGGCGACCAAGGCCCGAAAGCGGAAGCCAAGCTCACAGGTGCCAACAAGTCGATCGCGTCGCAGATGGATCGCGCTGTTCAGATCCGCTGGCAAGAGCACGGCAGACTTCTATGAGGAGTTGATCAAGACCCGGAAGAACCTCGACCCGGAACAACTCGCACCGTATCTGGCGCGCATGCGCGAGGCTGAACTCGCGCATAAGTCGACCGGCGCGTCGATGCAGGGCATGGGCCTGTCTGCAAAACAGATGCAGGCCGCCATGCGCGGACTGCCGGCGCAGTTCACTGACATCTTCACCTCGCTCGCATCGGGCCAGACACCGATGCTGGTGCTGCTTCAGCAGGGCGGCCAAATCAAGGACATGTTTGGTGGTCTGGTGCCGGCGCTGAAGGCTGTCGGTTCCGGGTTGCTGGCGATGGTGAATCCGTTCACCGTGGTCGCCGCTGCAGTGGCTGCACTCGGTCTCGCGTTCTATCAGGGCGCCGCGGAGCAGAAGCAGTTCAGGGATGCGCTTCGTGATTCAGGCAACGTCGCCGGCACCACGGTCGACGACCTGACGGAGATGGCGAAGAGCATGGATTCGTTGACCGGCGCCACGCAGGGTGCGGCAACGGATGCGCTCGAACTGTTCGTGCGTACGACCAAGGTTGGCGCCACCTCGCTGCAGGATTTCACTACAGCGGCAATCGAACTGGAGCGGGCCGGCGGTCAAGCGATCGAGCAGACCGCAAAGGCGTTCGCCGATCTCGGGAAAGATCCAGTCAAGGCGCTGGAGAAGCTGAACGAGTCGATGAACTTCCTGAGCATGGCTGGTTACGAACAGGTCCGTGCGCTGGAGGAGGTCGGCCGCACGACCGACGCATCGAAGCTCGCGATGGAGTTGTACGCAAACGCGATCAAGGAACGCGCCAAGGACATGGAAGCCAACCTTGGTCTGGTCGAGAAGGCGTGGCGCGGCATCAAGGACATCACATCGGTCGCGAGTCCACGTCGCAGGAGAAACTGGTCTCGGTGCAGGAGCGCATCGCCGCCTTGCAGGAACGCCTGAAGAACCCGGAGAAGTATGGTGGTGCCGATGCCGCCGCAAACTATCAACGGCAGTTGGCGGATCTTCGTGAACGCGAAAGCATCCTGCAGTCTGAACTACGCCTATCGAAACAGGCGGCCACGGTTCAGCAGGAGCATGCCGAACTGGTGCGTCGTCGCATCCAGTATGAGAAGGACGGTGAGCAGTTCAAGACCAAGGCGATCAAGCTGGCAGAAGAAGAGCGCCGCCTGCAGCAGGATCTGACTGACGGTGTGATCACGCAACTCGAGTACGAGAAGCGCATCGCACTGGTCCGCGAGAAGTACAAGGACACTGGCAAGAAGGGCGACCCGTTCGCTGCTGATCGTAGCGCCGCCCAGCAGTGGGCGTCGATCATGGAGAAGATCGGCACGCTCACCGCAAAGGCTGATGGCGACCTGCAGAACCTGAACAAGTCGCAGACGTTCCTGCTGCAGCTTCTGAAAGACCCGGTCTTCCAGCGCATGCCGGAGAACTGGCGGCAGACGGCGCTGCAGGCGCTGTATGCAGCGGTCGAGATCGAGAAGGCGGCTGACGCTGAAGACGAAGCCGCCAAGGTGCGTGAGAGGCTGAACAAGGAATCCGAGAAGCAGATCGATGCACAGTTCCGTGAGATCGAAGCGATCAACAAGAAGGCTGAGAAGCTGGAGGTCGAAGCCGCGGCACTGGGTCTTACGAAGGGCAAGCAGGATGCGCTGCGTGCCGCGATCATCGACACGGAGATCGCCCGCCTCACGGCTTACCAGAACAGCGACATGTACGCGCAGGAAGACCAGCGCGCACAGCAGGCTATCGATGACCGGGTTAAGGCGTTGGAGCGACTGCGCGACGGCTACAAGAACCTCAGTGAAGCCAAGGACGCGAAACAAGCCGCCGACGATGTCGAGAAAGCGTGGGTCAAGAGCGCGAACAGCATCGGCAGTGCTCTCACCCAATCCCTCACTGATGCGTTCTTCGGTGGGGAGAGCATGGTTGACGGGCTGGTCAACTACATCAAGACAGCCTTCAAGTCGGTGGTGGTGAGGTTCGGTATCGAACCCATCGTGAAGGGAATGATCGGCACGGGCATGGCGGCTTTCGGCGCGCCGGCTTCCGCGATCGAGAGTTTCACCGGCATCAATGCAGCAAGCGGGGCATCCAGCCTTTTCAACATGCCGTCTTGGGCCACGTCATGGGAGGGGCTTGGCAACAGCGTTTACGGAGCCACGGGAAGCGGAGCACTTGGGGATTTCGTCGGAGTCGCTGGCGAGGGACTGAGCTACTTGTCGGCGCTGTGGGCGCTGAAGGAAAAGCAGTACGGACAGGCGATCGGCACGGCGGTCGGCAGCTACTTCTTCGGCCCGATCGGTGCCTTTGCTGGCGGCACGATCGGAAGCTGGATCGACAAGATGGGCAAAAAGTGGTGGGGTGGCGGCGGGCCGAAGGTCGGCGGCAGCTTTGAATCCTCTCCAGTGCCGGTTGGGGTTGGTGATGACTGGGTTTGGCGCGCCAACGGGCAAGGCAGGTTGTTCAGCGAGACACAACTCGATAAAGAAGCGAAGGAT